GCATCTGCCGGCGTGTCTCTCATAAAGCGAGAGATCTGCCGGAAAGATAGCCTGTATCGACAAGGTCGATACTCCTAGGTTTTCTCCCCTTGAGACGGAGCAATCCGCCTCAACCCCCTAGCTGAGTGTCTAGATTTCTCTAGACGCCAGAGGGACCCCACCCGAGTTTGATGTCGACGACTCGGGGACGTCCAGAACGTCGCAAGTGGTCTTCTGAAGTTGGTGTTTTGGCAACACCAAACTCCATTGGGCGTCCTTCCTCCAAAGAGGATAGGCACTTGCGCAGGGCCGGCCAATCATCTATCTCATTAACTGGGATAGGTGATCGGATCATCCATCCTTTAACCTTATGGATGGAGTTCTTAGTTATCCCCTTAGAAGTATCCAGAGGGAGATAGCTAAACCGACCCAATACAGGAGAACTCTCTTCAACCACCGGGTAATGCACCAAAAGTCGGAGCATACCACGGTCAAGAAGAAGAGCTGATTCCCACAGACCAGCTCGATAGAGCTGGTTCCTGAGAGAAACAGTCGAAATGATCTCCTGTACGTTCCTCCGAGATGAGGGAATAGGACGACGGACACGGACCAATGACACGTCCTGTCCGTCATAGTACTCCCTCCCGCAAGACTCTCTGAATTTACCTTTCCAGAAAGACTTGCGGCCGTTCACCTTGAGACCTATGGCCTCAAGTGACTGGATCACGGAACGCACATGGTCAACGGGGACAATGATATCGTCTCCGAAGACACGCACCCGACCTCGATAGGACTTAATGTCCTTCTTGGTCAACGGGCGTCCTAAGTCCTGTTCAATTCCACGGAAGATCGCCAAAAGGAAGACGGCGGCTTCCATAGGAAAGCACAGGGCTGAACCCATAGACGCAAACTTGGAGAGTGATATAACATCACCTCCAGGTAGGAGCGCCTTCTCACTTCTGCATGCCATAACAGCGTCATGTAAATGACGATGTCGAGACAGCATCAGCGAGACGGACTCATGAGAGACCCGATCGGATGCTTCGCTCAGATCGAGCGTAGCAAGCTCACCCGAAAGTGAGCCCTCTTTGGCCAAACGTTGGTTAGGCGTTTGATCATTGAGGCCAATGAAGTCGTTAAGAAAAGAATCCTTAACGGCATCCTGGAACAATCGCAAAATCGCCTGCTGCGAGTATTGCATCGCAGTAGGTTCAATTGCGATAATTCTAGGGGTCTTCATCGTCTTAGGAACAGAAATAACCCTCACGGGTCGTTCCTGCCCGGGTTCGAGGAAGTCAACCTGGTCTACTTGCTCCCAAAAGGAGTAGTTAGGCAGAACCATTTCCACAAACGGGAAATAGTTCTCCAGGCGCACAGGCCATTCAACTTGGCGGAACTTCTGATTCCCATAAAGAGAATCGGCGGTCGCGCCAGGCCCGTGTTTCGGTCGAAGCTCTCCGTCATAGATTTGTTTATCCATGACCGAGAACATAGAGCCGAAAAGGAGTGTCGATAGTCCGAGAAATCGATCATGATTTCTCCTTCCGTCTAACTCCTTAACTTCCTGCTCACACTCGAGGAACTCACGAAAAGCCGCTCTCTCTCGAGACGGCTTACAATCGATGAGAATCTTGCCAAAGATCAGAGTCAACTGTCTTATGGCTTGAATCGCGTCGATATTGGGTTCATCGAGTAGGACGCCAGTGCCACGGTCAAAGATGAGACAAGAGAAACCCGACAGAAATGCCGGGAGACTCCCGTTTTTCTTAAAAGAAAGAAAAACGGTGTTGTCCACCCTACCTTGCTCAAGACAGTACTCAAAGTCTTTTGCAAAGTTGGGGAGGGTTATCGTTAGAAAGGATAACCCCTCCTTCTTAGACCGAACCGCGACAAGTTCTTTGTCACGGTGGGCGCTAGTGCAACACCCGATTGCCAATTCATCAGCAATCGTATTCCAGAGCACCATTAGGCTTTTCACGTAACCTCCTGATAGAGGATTAACGTCCTAAGCCGATGGATCACTCTCTGAGCTAGATGCCAGTAGGTACCTGTCGAGCGTGGCTAGCTTTCGCCACCCACGAGCTTCGACAGGATGGCATCAGTCGACGCAGTCCACGTGCCCTTAAGGCCGTTGAAGAGCGCCTTCTGCTCCGCTGCAGAGAACTGGCCGGCACTCGG